AAAGATCTTTTAAAAGAAATTTTTGAGATTTTTTCAATTTTTGTCAAATCCCTAATACCGAATGTTTTATTGTATGGAAAAGGAACGCATGAGTGGATAGATGAATTTCTTTATAACACATTGTTTTCACAAATTTTAACAATATTAGACGGCGAGAAGGTATGTGTCACAAGTTTACACGCAAATCCCTCTGGTTGGTTTTTAACAGTCTTCTTTAATGATTTTGCTAATAAAGTGTATATGTATAGCGCTTGGATGAAACTTAATCCTCATTTAATAAATAGAGAGAGAAAGTATTTAGAAAATGTTAGAATAGTGTTCTATGGAGATGATAATTTGTACACTGTTAGTGATGACTATAAGGAAATATATAATGCAGCTAAAATAAGTGACGTTTTGAAAGAAGAGTATAATATAACCTATACATCTGGGGATAAAGGAAAAGTTGTATCATTTAATAAGAATCTTCTCGAGTGTACTTTTCTCAAGAACCACTTTGTGCCAAAAGAAGGACGTATAGTAGCAGGTTTAGAAAAGAGTGTAATTCAAGAAATGGTTTCCTGGACAAAAGACAATGATAAAAGCTTGGACCAGATTTTAAATACGGCATTACGATTTAGTTATTTTTGGGGTAGAGATTACTTTGATTATAACTATAGTAAACTTAGAAAATATAGTAAAATGGAAAACAAAAGATATAAACAATTGCTTAGTCAATTGTCCACTGTGAAAAGTGGAAATAAGAATAAAATTCAAAGTATAAACAAGAGTGAAGGATTGCGTGATGATAATGCAGTACGAGAAACGATGCGAAATTTTGGGGTTAGTATGGTTAATCAAAATGTGGTTGAAATGGTTCGTGAACCTGTGATTGTACCCAGAGTAGAGATACCGGAGGTTGCAAGTACTCTAAAGAAACTACTGGCTAGACCTCTATTAGTTCTCAATACCGAAATATCAGCAGGTACATTCGGATTTATTACTTCCTTGCCATTTCCGAACGATTGGGTTAGTGCTAGTAGAGCTATGCAGGATTTAGCTCAGGCGTATTTTCTTTTTAGAGGAAAAATTAAAGCTCAAATAACGCTTCAATCAACGCCTTATAATGCTGGCGCTCTTGTGGCACATTTTTCGTATAAAAATAACTCAAGTTATGCAGATAATTATACCGATGGTATGTTGAATGCATGGATTAGACCCCATGTGGAATTAGATTATTCAGATAATGGTTCTAACAAAATTATGGATATACCTTGGAAATTTAAGAGAGAATATTGTGATTTTGAAGTTGACCCCGCTGATAACATTGGAAATCTACATTTCCATAATTTTATTTCTAATGTTTACACTGCTCGATTGTTGGTGTATATTTGGGTGGAGGATGCAGAGGTTGTTGTAACACGAGTTAAGCGTCCAGTGGTGCAAGGTTTAACATTATTTGGTGATAATATAACTAATGTGTCAACACAAGTTGGAAATGTAGCGGGTAACGTTTGTCCAGCTAATATAACAGGTGACAAATTTGATACTAAAAATTCGTTAGAATTATCAGCTCTCGACCAACCTACTATTCCATTGGAATCTCAGCAAGTTGTTACAAATCGCATGGGTTTTGCTAGTAATGCAGACCAAATAGAACAAAAAGAAAAACTAATGTTACATCCGTCGGAACAAACAATGTCCACTTTCGATACATTTGGTATCAATGAGGATGAAATGTCGATTGATTATTTAAAAAGAAAGTGGAGTATATTGGAATTAACTTCAAGACAACCCCAATCTACGAGAATGATTTATTCTAATAGTGCGAATCCTTATGATGTTTTAGGTGCAGTTGCTGTTGGACCAAATGGAGGATATTCAAAATTTGCTAATATTTTTCCATCTTTAACTTTTGCAAATAATACTTTTTTGGATTGGATTTCAAGGAATCATACATTTTGGAGAGGTTGCCGCGGTGAAGATGGATCCTTAGAATATCGTTTTAAATTTGCTTGTAATAGATTTCAATCTGGACGAGTAGCAATAATTTATAATCCTTTATCTACGTGGGGTTCTTTTTGGGGAGATCCATTCTCAATTTCAGGTTTGACGATGAGTCAAGAAATTTTGGGAGCTTGTTATGTCGCATATTTCGATATCAATGGACAAAATAATGATATAATTGTACGTTTACCATATGTTTCTGATACACCTTGGAAAGTAATTAATAATGGTAATCCTTCCAATAGTGTTCCACATGATATAGTTAATAATCAGTACAGAAATAGCTTTTGTGGAGTGTTGGCTATTGTAGCTATAACACCTTTAGTTAGTCCTGAAGGGCAACCTAGTAGTATAGAAATAATACCTTTTGTTAGAGGAGCCCCAGGTTTTCAAATAGCTAGCCCTTCCACTAAGAATAATGGACTGGGTGGAGTGAATATTCCAATACCCACACAATCTACCGATTTTGCAGAAATACTACCAAAACAAGAGCTATCTGTTGATGATAATAAAGTTAGTTCAACTACAAAGAATATTACTGATCTTTCTACAAAAAGATTGGCTCTACTGAAAATCCAAGGAAAGGATAAAAGGATAAAGATTGATTGTTGGGAAATATTGCGACAATTAGTTCGTATCCCTAAAGTGGAGTTCGATTTGCCTTATTATTTTGATGATGAAGAATTTGCGACTGAAGAAATTAAGGTTCAATCCAAAGATTACGTCTTTCTTGGTGATGTTGGAAATGATAGAGCAACAGATAATGATATGAAAATTACAACTTCTATACGAGATTTAATGAAAGTGAGACAACCATATGTTGATGGAACGTACCAGCCTTTCTTGTATGTTACTGGATTTAATACTGTTGGAACTGGTGTTTATGAATATAAGTGCCGCGTTGGAAGAGTTATTAATCTGCCTCTAAGGCCAGAAGTAACTACACCGTTGGGACCAAATGTTGATGCAAAAATGCCAGCATTAATGCAATGGGGAGGTATGTACCAAGGATATCGTGGATCAGTGAAATTACGATCGACTATAAAAATGAAGAAAACCAATCCAGTTGTTAATAGTATATCTTCAATAAGAACAAATGATGATTTTATAGCTATGATGATTCTGGATGAAGGATCAATTGGTCATCCAACAATTTCCACTTCAAGTGTGAATGCTATTGATCCATATGTAGATGGAACCGTTGATCGTCAACCAAAAGCAATCGAAGATATTATTATGTGTTATTCAAACCCGGGCATTTCAGGTCCTTATTTAAATTATTTTAAATCACATTTCCCTGGATTGATGACAATGCAAGGAACTTTAGGTAATAATATCGTTTTTGATTTAGAAGTACCAGTACATACCTTTAATAAATATCATGAACTCGGATTAACACCACTGAGAAGAGTACAAGAGTTAAGTGATGCTTCCTTAACAGTTCACGAAGCTTATCCATATCTTAAAATTATCGTATTTACAGATTTTGTTTATATTAGTAATACCCTCAGTGTTACAGCTTTTGATATTGCTAACGATACGATGGTGAAAGCTGCTTATGGAGGAATGAATATATCTTTGCAAACATGGATCTCTATTGGAGATGAATTGCGTTTTGGCGTTTTGGATGAATTCCCAGCCACATCAACCGCAACAACAGATGGGTATGCTACTTTTAATTACCCTAGTGTTTCAAGAAGTATTATACCAAATCCAGACCCTTAGAAAGGACTTTCTTGGCGAGCTTTCTCAATAGGAGTTTTAATGCTGCCTAAATTAACACCACAACTTAATTAATTAGGTGTTTAGTGACTATGATAATTGTTGTTTATTGTAG